ACCAGTTTGCTGTCGAACCCCAAGCGAGAGGGGTGCCAAAGTTGTACGGAATATCTATCTTACGCCACTTTGAGGGTGCTGAGGTAGGTGAATCGCCAGAATTCGTGCTCTGGACGATGCATTCGTAAAAGTTTCCGCTGTGCGGCTTTCCAGCAACGGGCATGTAGGTTCCAGTGTTTGAGCCTGAGTCAAAATAAGCCTGAGCACCGTTAAAATACACCGTATTTGGGTTAAAAAGGTCTCCCTTCAGTTCTGGGCAAGCCTTTCTGTAATGAAACCAACCATCCGTAAGTTGGTTTGTTATAACAACCTTCTGAACCGTCCCGTCCTGCCAAATCTTGTAATCAAGTTCGGAAAGTCTAGATGTTGTAAGGGGGTTTTTTGAAAAAACACCCAAAATTTCGTCCGCCTCCACGGGCGGGATAAAAAATGACACCCCGTTTTCCGTGGTGACGTTGAAATTGGTCAGAACCGTTGTTTCTGTCCAAGGAAAAGACTCCCAGATTTCCCTAAACCTGTAAGAAATGAAATCCCTGTACTGGGAAAAGGTCTCTGTGTTGATATTCTGCCTGTCATTGCCGCTGAATTGAAGGGCATTGAAGAATATCTGGCTGAAATCTATTGTTCTCATGTGAGAAATCCGTCTGCCGTAAACACGGCCCCTCGGACAAGGGTTTTCTTTGCGTAATTCCTGACTGCGACCTCTGGATTGTCCCTAAGGAACTCCTTCAAAAACTGGTCGTCCTGCCAGCAATCATAACCAAGGCGTTTGCCCCAGTAGTGGTAAGAAGAGGGCGGAATGCGAGCAACCATTTGTCCAACACCGTCAATATTACTAGCCTCATGGCTGTGTCCATATATTGCATTTTGCTTCGCTTCCGCCCTCGCCAAAACCTCTTCTCGTCTCCAGCCGTTGATTAGAACCCTCTCAACTTCCCGTAGGATGCTGGGAGGGACTATTTCATTCAGACTCTCGACGAGTCCCGACATATTAGGCCGTCAGGTTGAAGACACCGAAGGAGAGAGGGTTGTGGACCACGAGGCCAGCAACCGCTTCCACCAGACGGGCTTCACCGCCACCGTTGTTCGTGAGAGGACGAACGCCAGCGACGTTGCCGCCGTAGCGAATCTCAACCATGTCGAACGGAATGACATAACCAACGTTGTCGTCGGCCTGTTTGTTCGCGTCATCCCACTTCAGCCAGTGCGAAGGGTGCAGACGGAGTTTGCCGAAGTCACCCACGAACACGTCAACAGACGAGATGTATGAGGACTCCTTGGACTCGCGGTTCAGAGTGCGAACTGCGACCTGAGTGTTAGGTGAGCCAGACGAAGGGGTGTTGAACACCAGATTCGTGAACGCTCTCTTGAGGTTAGGACCAACGAGGGCGTCCATGTCTCTGAACGTGCCAGTTTCTTTGTACATGCTTGTCAGCACGTTCTGAATCTGGGCTTCGCTAAGAGCCGAAACAGAGCCTGTGGCATGCGAGCCTTCTGGGGTGCGGAACTCCTCTGGGATGGTTTCAAGGCCGTCGTGCTTGGTTGCGTCTGGCGTAGGAACACCGTTGGTGACGGTTTCGACAACGGCGTTTCGAGGCAGAAGCCACTTGTGGAGGCCGCGAGTCTGGTAGCCCTGACCCGATGCCGTGCCACGGTCAGGCGAGCAACCCTGAGTGCCAGTGAAGGTAACTTCTTGGTCACGCTTGATGAGTTTGATTGCCTTGGCGACGTTGTTCGCGAGTTCGCTGTTCACGCCAGCCACGTTGTTGATGTCCTCGGTCAGAGGGGAGACGCGGACGGAACGGCGGAAAATCTGGATGTACGCAGCGAGTTCCTTGCGGTACTGAACGGTATTGCCGCCCACCTCGTCTCTGACGTAGTTTTCGATTTCGGAACCGTTAGGGTCAACGTCCGTGCCGTCAACGACGGTCTGGATGCGAGGCGATGGGAGGCGGTCAACCTGCCAGCGGAAGTAGGTGTTCTGGGGCTTGGAACCCTTCTTCGCCATCGAGGTGAATGGGGTGTCCTTGGCGTCCACGAGGGAAATGAGGTCAGCGAGTTCTTCCCGCTGGCCCATCTTGTCGCCTGTCTTGAATTGTCTTTCGGTTAGTTTAGCCATGATGATAATGGATTAGATGAATCTTGAAGCGATGATGTTCGCAAGTTCGTCGTTGTCGGAAGGATTTGATAGTCTGACAGGCTTTCGACCTGCGGCCCCAGCATATGCTGAGCCTGACTTTGGTTGAGATGGTGGCCTTTGCTGGCTGCTTCCCTTTGACTGCTCTCGCGACTTAACGCCACGAATGTAGTCTCCAAGAACCATCTTGTAGTCTGGGAACCTTGTAATTTCTGGGAAGTGCTGGAGAAAAGCCTCTGCGATTTGTCGCTCAGCCGAACTCCTGTCCTTCCACCAAGGGTATTCTCTGCTAACTTCCTTCTCAACATTTGCGGCGTACTGAATGTACTGCATTTGCTTTGGAAGGTGCTCATCAAGGGCGTCGAGAGCATTGACCTTGATGTTTCTAACATCTTCGGCTGAATACTCCCTCTCATTTCCCTTTGAGTCCCTGACTACACCGCCTTCTGGGTTCATTTCGCACCAACGGCGAATTTGTTTAGCCTTCTCGACTTCCGCCTGAATTTGCTCAACACTTTTCAACTTACTGTAAGGATTCTTTTTGTTTGGTTGAATCTGGACTGGCTTTTCAGCCTCTTGTCTCAGTCGTTCAACTTCCGCTTCCAGTTCCTTTGCTCGCTGTTCCGCTTCTCGCCGTTTTGCGGCAAGTTTGTCGATGCGTTTCTTAACCCCTTTGGGCAGACCTCTATCGTATTCTTCGGAATTATCTTCCTCCGATTCGATAATCATATCTTCTTCTGACTGTGATAGAACTTCGTTGTCTTCTACGCCTTCGCTTTCAACTTCTGGCGTTTCCTCCGTGTTCTCGGCCTCGGAAGTAGCCTCTTGCTCTGTATCGTTGAGAAGTGACGCTTTGATTACATCGGTTAGGTCCGATTCGGTGAATTCCCTTGCGGTGTTCACGTTGTTCTCCGAATAGTTTTCTGTCGATTCGGGTTCGACTGATTCATTGTTTTCCATTAGTTTTAAGGTCTAAGAACCTGTTTGTTTTTCAGAGTTTTGTGATGGACTCAGAACCATATGTGAAAAAAGTGGGTAAATTACTCTAAGCAACACGCTTTTAACAAAGGTGCTATTTAAGCATTAAGCATCTTCCTTGATGCCTCTTTGGATAAGTGCCTCGTTTCTGACACTAAGAATAACTTCTTTAAAAGCGGCTAGAGCATCTGCCCTTCCACATTGCCAATGTCGCTTTTCGGAAGACTCTAAAGGCCCGATTGCAACTGCTGTCTCAGACTTGATGCTCTCCTCAAGCAGTGTCATGATTGCTGAATACGTGTCATTATTCTTTGGCACCGACATGCCAATTGCTATCATTTCTGGTATTCTGCTCATTGTGCCTGTTCGGTCTGTGCTTCCTCAGCCTGTTGAATTGCACCCTGAACTTGACCAGCCGCACGTTCACCGACAGGAGTGACACCAGTTCTGCCAATCTGCTTGTTCTGCTGCTGCATGACGGACATTTGCAGGTTCTTGACATAGTTATCAAGAAGTGCCCTGAAGTGCTGGTCGCCCTGCATGTACTGCTGTGCCTTCGGGTTCTTGCTCATAATGTCCTGAAGGTACTGCAACTTGGATTCGGCAGTAGGGTCGTTCTCGACGTATTGTGCCTCGTTCCCAAGCATCATCATACCCAAGTCGGTCTGGACGTTCTTATAAAGCATCTGAGACGCCGTGCCAGTATTGATAATCAAGTCCTTGGCCTTGTCTGGGTCAATTGCCTCGACAGCCGCCTTGACCAACTTGGTTCTGTCGATGACTCCAGCGTTGTCCAGCGGAAGCACGAACTGCGTGATAGCCTTTAGTTTTTCTATCACAAATGCCGTGTCCAGTTCGCGAACGTCGTACTTGACTTGGAAATCATACATGTTCGAAACGTTGCTCAGGTTCTGCGGAATGGATTTGCCAGTAATGCCCTCTATTTCCTCTGGTGACATGTACTGAAGCATCATGCTGAAAGCCATTGCAAACGCCTCGCTCCAGACATCCAGCCAGTTGTTCACAAGGAACTGCTGTGCCGTCTGCGTCTTGGGAAGCGGAATGTTTGGATGGTACTGGCCGAAGTAACTTGAGTGGTTCTGCTCGACTGTCTGGATAAGCATGAACGCACCGCTTGGGTCTCCACGAGGAGGGTCCATGAATCGCATCTCATCGACTGTCGTAACTGGAACGTGAACCCCAGGTGCAATCTTATTGATACCCATGTTCCGCTTACGCATCAGAACAGGCGGCATTGTGGTCAGTGCAGTTCGGTCACGGAATGCGTCGTGCTGGGCCTTGATTTCCTCTTGGTCTGTCATTGCAACCTGAGGAATGCCACGCGACTCATAAATCGCCCTGCGGATACGCTCGCGTGAGTAAATCACGAACGGATATCTGTTGTGTGCGTACCCAGTCAGTTCGTGACGTGCGAAAACGTCGTCGCCAGCGTTCGGGCAGAAAATTGTCTGGTAAATCCCAACGGCACCGTCCTCGTCAACAGCCCTGTTGTATGCGTAAACAATCTCAATCAGGTTTTCGCTTCTCTCAACGTAGTTGCCCATGAGGTCCGCAACTGGGTTGAGATTAGGGTCGTACAGGTTGTGCTGGGAGCCAGCCGTCTTTACGGCTTCTTCCACGAAATCC